AGCGCCGCGCCCTCTTCGGTCCAGTAGCAGACGACGCCACCGAACACGGACGACACGTTGCTCGTGGTGTCGATCATGGGGATCGGCACCCTGAGGGAGTCCATGGGGATCACCTGGGCTCGCGGCCGCACGATCGCGGTCTCCAGGGCAACCTCGAGGATGTCCGAGCGCAGCCGCTCCGGGATGAGGAAGCCACCATCGGCGGGAACCTCGGAGCCGTAGCTGTTCTGGATCTTCAGCGCGCTGTCACGCTTGCGTCGCAAGGTCTCGGAGTTCTTCAGCGTCTCGAACTTCGGCCAGATGGCCTGGAAGAACTCAGCCGATGTTTCGAACTGGTTGTCGGGACCCTGCTCGGTCTCCAGCCGCGCGCCGTAGCTCGCCTTGTTGTACGCCGCACCCTTGCCGTGCGAGACGCGCCGGTTGTTGTCGGCAACGGACATGTTCGGGATCTTGTTGCCGAAGTTCAGCCTGGAGCCACCAAGGCCATTGTCGCGGGCGAACTCGGCCATCGTGATCTGAACCTGGTCACGGACCTGAGCCTTCAGGTCGTTGTCCTTCTCCCACTGCTTCTGGGCGTACTTGTTGACGAACTCCTTGAACGACCCCGGCTCGCCCATCATGGCGCGGACCCTGGTGGTGTCGGAGAGCATCTCTTCGAGGCCCTCCATTGTGTCCGGAATAACAAGCGATGGTGCCATTACTTGATTCCCTTCATGTTCTTTGTCCAATTGGCTATTTCTTCGTCCGTGGGGTTGATCCACGGACCGTCACCAATGTCGGTGTGGTCGTGGTCCTCGGAGCCGCTCGCCCATGCAGACGCGTGGGCTTTCAGGTGCGCCTCAGCGGCGCTCTTGTTGCTCAGACCCTGTGTCTGATTCAGCCGCCCGAGGGCAGCAGTTACTCCGGCCTTGTTCGGCGGAGATCCCGGGTGCTTGTGGTGCGGGAGCGCGTGCGCCGCCTCGGTCGAGGCATCACCACTCCTGCGGCCAGCACATATTGCGGAGAGGGCCGAGGCCGGATTGTCGCTGTGAGCGGCGGCCGACATGGCAGCACTACCATCCCAAGGAGTGCTGTCGTACGAGGCATCGTGCAGATCTATGTGAGCCCTCAGGTACGCGCGTTGCTCCTTGTCAGCTGCGTTCGTCACCGGCCCCGCCCAGTAATCGTGGTCGGTGTCGCCAGCCGCCGTGGCGTCATTGTCACCGTCATGATCCGGGTCGATGTGGCCAGAGGCATTGTGGTGCACGTGGTCGTGGCTGTGAGCACCATAGGAGCTCTGTCCTGCCTCGTGTGCATGGTCATGTGCACCATCGCCGATGCCGTGATCGTGACTGTGGCTGTGCGTCATGTGACCATGGTTGTGTACGGCATCGTTGTCGTGCATGTGGGCGTGCTGGTGAACGCCATCGTCTCCATCGCCGCACTCAAAGCAAGCGTGGTTATGGGCGTGCGTGCCGGTCATCGGCTCGTGCATCATGCTGTGCTCGCTGTGGTACGGGTGCGAGGCAGCATTACTCAAGCCAGTCTGTGTCGGGTCTCCTGACACAATGTGGTTTGTCATCGGAGTGTGAGAGTGATTAGAAGCATCCTCTCTTGTCTCCGCCACTGAGCCATGTACGATCATCGAGTCAGCCAGGCCAGCATCGATTGCAGCCTGCGCGGTGTACCAGCGTTCACCACGCATGATCTCGCGCCAGTGAGCCACCGTGTCACCGGTGCGCTCGGCGTAGATGGAAGCGATGTTGTTGCTGGCGTCGTCCAGACGGTCGGCCATCTCACGCATGTCGGATGCATTGCCGGCGGCCATCGAGAAACCGTCGTGCACCATGAACCTGGCGTTCTTGGCTATGAACACCTTTCTGCCGGCCATGGCGATGACGCTAGCGATGGAAGCCGCGAGTCCGTCGATGTATACGTCAACGTCGCCGCGAGCCTGCAGACAGTTGTAGATCGTGATGCCGTCGAACACCTCCCCGCCGGGAGAGTTGATGTGGCAGTCAACCGGGCCGCTGATCTCGGCAAGCTCGCGTGCAAGGTCGCTAGCGCTCAGGCCGAAATACCCGATCTCGTCGTAGATGTATAGTTGCGTCGGGCCGTTCGCCAGGTTCTTGATCTTGTACCACTCGGGAGCTTTCCCGGTGGACAAGGCCACGATCTTCCGGGCATCAACCCAGGGCCTGTAAGTGTTCATACCATCTCCAGCTCATGGCCATTAATCCTCTGAACGGTGAATGCGTCCTTTATGACTCCTGCAAACTCCATGATAAGGAGATCGTCGAGGTCACTCAGTTTATCGCCAGAGCTTATCGGGGTGACCTCCGGGGACGTTCCGACATTGCCGGGCTGTGGATTATCGTCATCATTACCCGGCCCAATAGCGGGCACGCTGTCGCCAGCCCCGACGGCCGCCACTGGCTTGGCTGGCGGTCCGATCCAGCGCATATTCGGAAGACCGACACACTCGAGCACATCATCCGGATGCCACCCGGTTGTCGCCAAGATCTGTGCTGCCTTCGACTTAGCCGTCAGCTCGTCGTTTGCATCATTTGAACTGCTCGGCGTCGGATCGTCGAAGTCCATCTCACGGCCAATAGCCGTGCTGCCGAACATGGGCAGGTACATGTGATTGCAGACGGTACGCAGACGCTTGAGACGAGGAATCTCATGCCAGGTTGTGTGCACCTCTTCGGCTGTCTCGGCATTAGCGCGGTTAACATCCTGACTATTCCCGAGCATCGCCTGGTGAATTCGGTAAGCCTCTCGAATGACGTCTCGAGAAAGATTACGAAGTTCAACGAACTGCATGTCATGCATCGTGTACGTGTTCGGATCCCATGTGGCACCCTGCTCAAGTACACCCACACGATGTCCACGTGCCACCCCCTGATGCTGTTCACGCCAGCGATTCGTGAACTCTTTGAACTCGGTGTCGCTTAGCCTCTTGGCGAACGTTACGATGCCGCCGGGCGTGGCAGAGTTCAGAAAGAAGTTGCGAGACCACTCTGCCGTATACTTAGCTGAGTCGATATCCGCGAGCAGGGACTGAATCGCAGACAAGCCACGGTACATATCCAGCGGGTTTGGGTACTTGATCTGGATAACCTCGCTAGGAAGCAGAGGAACCTGCTCACCGTTAGGGCCGGAGTACACCCAGCCAGCGAGGAACTTCTCTCGATCCGGAACGGGCTCCATGCGGTCCGGGCGTACCGGCCACATCTCGACCGGCGTACCCGTACCGCTAGCGCCACGGTTGAGGACCCAGTACCACTCGCCGACCAGCTCCATGAACTGCCATCCGATCTCTCGGAACTGGTCGCCAGTCATGTATGCGTTTGGCTTGTTCCAGAGCTCGAGGGCCCAGTGCCTCAGGACCTCTTTCCTCTGGTCGGATCCCTTGTCGTGCTGCGAGTACCGAACCCGACCGTCTGTGTTCTTGTCATACATCTTCCAGCCGCCGCTAGCCTGAGCCCCGGTGCTCAGAAGCTGGATGATCGCAAACAGCGTGCCAGTACCGCTCATCGCGTTCAGCTGGGTGAATCGATCCTGCAGGCCCGAGCCGTACAGATTGCCATTGTTGGCATTCCAGCGCGAGTTAAAAGGAATCGGGCCTGCTCCGGCCGTACGGCTGGCCAGAGCCCTGATCAGAGACTTAGTCACGACTCCGTCCCATCTACCGTGTATATCCGAACATTATCCAGGGGAATAACCTTTACACGGTCATCTCCGGTCGCCGGGTACCTTGACGGACGAAGCTCCAGAAAACCATTTCCGACAAGATCTTTGCCGCAGGTATAAACCTCTTGTTTGCCATCCATCCAGGTGACGACCACAGTCTTCATCAGCTGCCGACCTTCAGCTCGAAGAGAATCAGCAGGATAGCAGCTGTTATAAGGCCAGCCTTATCATTCCACAACCAGGCGGCCCAATCGGCGCAAACGATAGCAGCAATTGTGTATGTGTGCTCTGCGGCGTGACGCAATCTGGGGTACACAGCAACCTTGGCGAAACCACGGATGCTCTCGCTAGCAATTCTGGACTTGCGCTTCCACTTCTGTTTGCGTGTCTCGAGGCTTGTGACATTCTGATACCCGTGGCGAGGGAGCGCCCTGGTAGCGCTCATAACGGCATAACCTCGATATTGTCAGGGCAGTGTCCGGCCACATAGTACGGGTTACAGAGGTATTCCTCGATGTTTGGGCAATTGCAGGCGCCAACGTGCGCCGGACACATATACGAGTCGTGAACGTGCAAACTCATGTCTCGTCCACCTCGAAATGCTTCCTCATGTAATGAACCCGGTAGCGAGGCTTGATCTTGCGTGCCCTCTTGCGGCCACGCCCGACCCAATTGACTCCGCACATCTCAGCACAGTACATCTTGTCTCGGCCTTGTATCAGGGGAGGGATCTGAGGTGAATCCTGCAGCTGGGTCGGTTTGCGGGCTTGTTTGCCCATCTGCGATCGCCTGCCTTACAAGTGCGTCCTTCGCATCTACAAGTCTCTGCAATCCAATTACAAGCTGAGG